CATGTGGGTGGCAATGAGAATAAAGGAATTGGAGAGCGAATAATGGACTTGGATAAACTGAAATGCTGCGCCGAGGCGTTGGGCGCGAAAGTATCTATAGGGATACACACTGGCGATCTATATGTAGTATTTCCTGATGGCCTAGAATATGGTGGCTTAACAAATCCTCCATACGACCCCGAACACAACGATGCTCAGGCTTTTGAGTTGTTGAAGTGGTTGATTAAAAATACAACAGATCATCGGGCGTTATGGTTAATGCTTATTAATCTTACACGCAATGGCGAACTTTCAAACCAAGCCGTAATTGAGGCGGTATGGGAGGTGAAGAAATGAAATGGGAAGATGCTAAAGCATTATATGACAAGGCTGAAGCAGGGAATGAGTTGATAATTGAAGCTATTATCCAAGCCGCCGAGGAAGAAATTGCCACCAATGAAAAAGCCTATCTGTGGGAACGTGAGCAGAAAGAGTTAGCTAATAAAGAAATCACCCGGCTGCGGGAGGCGCTAGAATCAATCGCAGCAAATACCTGTTGCGGTGATTGTCAGGAGGCCAAGCGAGTTGCAATAAAAGCACTCAAGGAAAACAGTGATGACGTTCATAATTAACTATGACGGATGGGCTTTGGATTATGGAATTTTAGAAGATTCCGATGAAGAAGAAATTACTCAGGCAGCATGGAACGCCGCCATGGAGGAAGCGGCGAAGGTGGCAAAGGAGCCGCTTGATAATCCAACAGAGGAAGAAATAGCGCAAATGGCGCAAGGCATGACTATCGGCGAAATCAAAGCAAACCGTATTCTCAAATTAATCGAATTATAGCCAATAGGCTAAATCCGGCCTGGCGGAACCAGGAAATAAAGGAGATAAACCCATGAAGAAAGTGATTTTTTTTGCATTATCAATGATGCTTGTTAGCTTGAATGCCAGCGCAGCATTTTTTGGCAATTTTCCGGCAGGTGGATCAGACGCATCTACTGTACTCAATGGCGCATTGTTGCCGCTTGGTATCGGTGGCGGCCTTGTATACTTGGCCGGTAACAGGGACGCGAAAGACCTTCCAGGCGCCTGTTATAACGAGCCTGTCCGCATTGTAAAATGGAAATCTGCGCCCGGATACAGCTTTGAAGTAGCTGGCTGTGATTATCAGGCAAAAAAAGAAAAGCTGATTGTTGTTAAATAAGCAGAGCGCCCGCCTAAATGGCGGGCATTCTTATGATTCCATTACAGCATCAATTTTATTGTCAGGAATGCCGCGAGTTCGAGCCGATGGCAATAGTCCTGATTGATGATAATCGATCTCATTTAATCTGCTTGAATTGCGGCATGAATTATGTGAATCATCAGAAAGATGAGGATTTTGAGTATATCCCGCCGCCTGTTGGGATGTTTCAGGAATGTACGATGGAGGCGCAATGCGATTTATTATTGAAACCGCTGTGATATTTTGGCTATCAGTTTATACCGTTATCTGGTTGATTTATTACAATCTGGAAGGGCATGCTATTAACCCATTATCCTATGGCATTATGGAACTTGTTTTACTGGCTTTGCTTGGCGCCTGGATTGAGAAAGCGGCGGAAATAAAGGAAATATGGCAGGATTTACCGGATTAAAATCTATGCTAAACTGTTGTTAATTGGGGTGGCTGCCTTCCCTCCAAAGCTGCCGACCGGCTTGGCAGTGATGGGGCTATATCCCATATTCAGAATGCCCCTTGTTTTATTCATTCTGGATGTTGGGCAAACGCGGGCGGCCAGGCAACCATTGACGCCTAATATAGCCAAGCCGGTATTATTTTATGAATATAGAAACGGGAATACTGGTTAAAGTAATAGCATGCGATAATCCGAGAATGGAACACATGATTGGGTATATTGGGCATGTAAAACGGCCTGATTATAATCATGCAAATCATTGGATTATAAGTGGCGCCGATAAAAATATCTTTGGAAAAATATGCTGTTGGCATACCAGCCATTTACAGCCACTTTCCGATCATAGAAAGACAACTTGGGAAGAATTTGATACTATAGGCTGGAATCCATCGAGGGTTGCGGAATGCCGTTAACTACCAAGAAAATAAAGAAAAAATGGCGCGTTGTCGAAGTAAAAACAGGCGCTATTGCTAAAAACGCATCAGGCAGCGCCCTTGACGGTGGCGGCCATGAATCTCAATCAATGGCTCAAAAACAGGCTGCCGCCGTTAATATTTCCCAGGCCCGCAAACGTGGCGCCAAAATCCCCATGAAACGCAATATGCTCAGATAAAGGGCCAATTCCATGACACAAAAAGCAATCAATCTTTTACCTAATACCGTTGCCGCAACAGGCGCTGGCGATCCGATGGCGCTGGAAAACGGCCAGAAAATCGGTTCAGCCCATGTCGATATTGGCACCACGGCCACAGTGAAAATCCAGGTATCCAATGATCCGCGAGTAGAAACAGACCCCGCAAATGCCCAATGGGTGGATCTGACTTCAGGCGATACCGCAGATGCCATGTATAACATTGATACGAATTATTCCTATATCCGGGCCAATGTCACAGCCTGGACGGCCGGGGATGTGAATGTCTGGGTGACAAGGATTTAATATGCAGCCGCTGGCCCGATTAGCCGGGGAAGTCCTGCCCCTGAGAACGCCGCTGCCTATGGCGAAAGCGGAATTTCCTTTTGTCTATGACTTGCTATCCTTTAATGTTTTTGAGGGATTGCTTGGGGAAACACTTACCCGCGCCTCTAATGGCACCATTGTTGCTAATGGTGCGGTTCGAGAATTATCAACGAATATTCCCCGCATCAATGAACATGGCGTATTGATTGAAGGGGCGAGTACGAATCAATGCGCTCAATCTGAAGATTTCTCAACTATCTGGGTAATAGCAACAAGTTCAATTGATATAACAACGAACATAATATCAGCCCCAGATGGAACATTAACAGCAGACGAATTATCTGATGCAGCAAATTCAGGGTATCATCAATTATATTACCCAAGAACACTTAGCGGCGGAGCTGTTCAAAATACATTCTCAATATTCGCAAAAGCCGGTACGGGGACAGATATAACTTTAGTTCCATACAATGGAACCGACCTTGTAGTTGGCTCTATCAGTTTCGATTTATCGGACGGATCAATTACAGCAAATGATACCAACTTAGTTGATGATTATGGAGTCGAAGAAATTGGCAATGGCTGGTATCGTTGTTGGGTCACATCAACACCAACAGTAGCGGTAAATAACTTTTATCTGAGATTGACTAATGGGACATATCTTGGTGACGGAACAAACGCTGTATATGTATGGGGTGCCCAAGTAGAAGAACTTGCCTTCCCCTCATCCTACATCCCAACAGCAGGCTCTACCGTCACACGGGCGGATGAATCTTTAACTTATGATTTAAGTGCTGCGAGTTGGTTTAATGATGGAGGGGGAGGAACTATGATTGGAGAATTTTATCTAACCCATCCGCAGGTTAATGGATATATTGCTGATATTAGGCTTAGCGGTTCAAAATTAATTGTAGCTCATATCCATTCCACAGGAAACCAATTCAGATTTACCATTGTTGATACCACAACTCAAGCAGCAATTGTAAACCCAACTTTAACATTTCCAAATACATTTAAGTTTGGGGTTGCATGGAATGCGAATGATTGCGCTAGTTATGTGGACGGAACGCAAGCCGGGACAGATACAACTGCATCAATACCATCAGGATTAACCACTCTCAGCATTGGGAATGCTGTCGGTAGTGTACATTTGAACGGCTATATCAAAAACTTCAAATACTTCCCATACCGCATGAGTAATGCAGATTTAGCGAGGCTGACAGCATGATAAATGTATGGTTTGCCATTACGCTTGCTGATGCTCAGGATATTAAGCAGAATTTCCAAGACTTTCCTGCTGAAGTGAAAGAAGCCCTACGGAACATGAAGGCGGATGCTCATTGGAAGCGGATTCAGGCAGGCGGCAAGACTTATCTGGTTGTTGACACAATAGCCCAAAAGAATTGGATTCAACGATTAATCCAGAAATATCCTGATACTGTCGTATTGGGCGCATGGGATTTTACTGCTGGCGACATTCTCTATCCTATCCATCCCCGTATTCTGGAAATCATGGAGGATGATGTAGTGTATGACGCTGACGGCAATGAAATCAGCCGCACACCCGCAGCCGCACCGAAACAAAGCCATAAATGGTTAGGCCAGGCTGATAGGAAATGGGCTTAATCATTACATTATTAATTGCTGGATTAATTGTATTAATGCTTAGCAATGACTGATTTATGTACAGACTGCGGTATCGAAATGACTGATGAAGAATCTGAATATTACGAAACGCGCTGCGAATCCTGTGAAATCGAACATCAAGCCAGAATACTATTATGGAAAGCCGGCAAGCCTGATTCAGAAATGGATAGGCTCTATGGGGTAACAATTCGCTGACTGAGGGTAATCAAATGATTAAAAATGCCTTTACAATAATTGCACACTATTTTCGTGGATTATTTGCGATAGGCTACAATAATCAATATCGCCAAGGTACGGCCATAAAGCGAATAAGAAAGCCAGGAAAACCAGTCCAGCCAGGTAATAAGCTGAGAAAAAAAGTAATTGCCAGAACCTTAACCAAATGCAATCCGTAAAGACTAACCGCCAGTGCCAATGGTGCAGCCACTCCTATTGGGAGGATTTTGGGCTAAAATGTGACAAGGACAAATCTCAAACCTGCCCCACTTGTACCTGTGATGATTATTTGCGGGAACCAGGGGCAGATGATAATTTAGAATTGCATAATGCAACATAATCAAATACTTAAATATTAATATAATATGGCACACGGAAAAGCAGGCGCGCCAACAGGCAACAGCAACGCTAAAAAGGCCAAACTATGGGAACAGGCCATTAAACGGGCGCTCGCTCGTAAGGCTGATAGCAATATTGATGGCGGTTTGGACTTGGTAGCTGATGAATTTGTAAAAGCCGCTCTCAATGGCGACCAGTGGGCTATCAAGGAACTGGGCGACAGGATAGATGGCAAGCCGGCCCAAATTATCGAGGGTACCGGCGATAATGGCGAAATCATTGTGAAGCTACTGCAAAGTGACGCGGAAATCCTTTAAACTGACCGCCAAGCAAGGCCAGGCTATGGCTTTATTTGCATTGGCCGCCATCTATGTGATGCTGTTTGGCGGTTCTCGGTCAGGTAAGACGTTTATCATTGTCCGGGCCGTTGTCGTTAGAGCCTTAGCTGCCGCACACTCACGGCATGCTATCCTGCGTTTCCGTTTCAATCACGTTAAAGCCTCCATAGTGCATGATACCTTTCCCAAGGTCATGGACCTGTGCTTCCCCGATGTTCCCTATCGGCTCGATAAAACAGACTGGTTTGTACAATTCCCCAATGGTAGCCAAATCTGGTTTGGTGGACTGGATGATAAGGAGCGCACTGAAAAGATATTAGGCCAGGAATACGCCACTATTTATCTCAATGAATCCAGCCAGATCCCCTGGTCATCGGTCATGCTGGCGCAGACACGCCTGGCGCAAGTCTGTGATTATGAGTTTGAAGGTAAGAAAGGCACTTTACGCCTCAAGATGTTCTTTGACTGTAACCCGCCATCCCAGGCTCATTGGTCATTTAAACTGTTCGAGCAAAAGCGCGACCCGGAAACGAATAAGCCCCTGCCCGACCCCGATGATTATGCGTCTATGCAGATTAACCCGTCTGATAATGAGGAAAATCTACCGGCGACTTATCTGAATATGCTGAAGAACATGCCGGCCAGGATGCGCAAGCGGTTCTACGAGGGTAAGTACGCCGATACCACTGAAAATGCCCTATGGACGTATGAGACTATCGACAAATGGCGCGCTATGGATGATTTGCCGGATATGGTGCGCGTCGTGGTGGCGGTTGACCCATCAGGCTCAGGAGACAATGACAACGCCCACAATGACGCTATCGGTATTGTGGTGGCAGGATTGGGCACCGATGGAAATGGCTATGTGCTGGACGATCTGACCGTGAAGGCAGGCCCGGCAACCTGGGGCAAGGTGGCCACAGACGCCTATGATAACCATAACGCTGATGCAATCGTGGCCGAAACCAATTATGGCGGGGAGATGGTAAAATTCGTGGTAAGAACCGCCAAGCCCCGCGTGCCTTTCCGCAAGGTCACAGCAACCAGGGGGAAAGCTGTCAGGGCCGAACCTATCGCCAGCCTGCAGGAACAGGGTAAGATACGGTTTGCCGGGGACTTTCCAGAACTTGAGGATGAGTTATACTCATTTACGACGCAGGGTTATATCGGGGAACAGTCACCTAACCGGGCTGATGCCTTTATTTGGGCTATGTCCTCATTATTTCCAGGGCTGGTAAAAGAAGAAACGGAAATGAAAGAGCGCACACCACGACGATCACACTATTCAGGGAGTGGGGCATGGATGGGTTGAAACCATGCCCATGTGGCAAGATACCACCAACAGTATCTATTTATGATGCCTGTCAAGGCGGAAAGTGGGCGCTAGTGGTTGGAGATTGTTGTGGAGATTGGCATATAGAATTTAGAACAGGCTACAATGCTATTGATTCTGATGAATGTATGGCTTTAGCTGTTGAAGCTTGGAATGACGCACCAAGAAAAGACTGCAATGACCGATCTGAATAATCCTTATCTACGAAATGCACTGCTACCGCCTGGCCAGCCCATGCCGGCAAGTAATGTGCTTGTTAATCCCATGACCCATTTACCCAGGCCGCCGACTTTGGGGCCAGCTGGGCAAGCCTCTTATAACTATCTGCGTGATGTGGTCACAGGCGAGAACCTACGCCAAGGGCTGGAAAACTACCGCAATGCCTTTCTAAATGTGGCGCAAGCCGGCCTGTCAGGTCAGCCGCTAACCCCTGAAGCTGAGGCCGCTATGCTTGATGTGTTCCCAGGGGGCGGATTGGCTGGTATCACGGCCTTTCATGGTTCGCCGCATCTATTCGAGAAATTCAACCTTGGGAAAATTGGCACAGGGGAAGGCGCGCAAACCTATGGGCATGGGTTGTATTTTGCTGAGAATCCAGAGGTTGCAAAGTCCTATGAAAGAGCGGCTATGTCTCATGGAATCACAATTAAAGGTAAAAGTATTATTCCTGAGAATTATCAAATTAACCAAATTGTAGCAAATACTCCTGATAATAAATCTTTAAGAAAAGAGCTTATTGATTATATTGACGAACATAAAACAAATCCTTACGCTGATATATCGTCTGCAAAAAAGATAATTAATGCAATAGACGAAAATACATTTTCAAGGGGTGCGTCTGGCCACATTTACAAAGTCGATATACCCGACAAATATACCAAGAATTTCCTTGATTGGGATAAGCCGATTGGGAAAAATGTGGCTAGCAAAATACCAAAAAAACAGAGAGCCGAATGGAATGCCTTGCTCAAAGAAGCAGGACAGCCGCAAATTGAGGAAATGACAGGCTCGCATCTATATTCGTTTATTGGTGATATGGTAAGCGAGGGCAAGATTCCAAGCTACACAGGAAATATGCGAATTGATGCATCCGAATACCTCAACAAACTCGGCATCAAAGGCATTCGCTATCTCGATCAAGGTTCTCGCGCAGCCGGTGAAGGTTCGCGCAATTTCGTTGTATTCGATGATAAGATTATTCAAATGTTAGAACGTAATAATGAGCCTATGCTTCCTATGCTAAGGCCACAAGCTGGCTTTTCTCCTGAAATGGAAGCCCAGATAGCCAGAGAGGCGGAGGAAGCTATTAGGGCAGGCGAAATTCCCGCAATATTCAAAGTACAAGCTGAGTAAAAATAATGGCTGAAACCACAGATAAAGAAAAAGAATTAATCCAACGCGCTATGGATTGCCTCACTAATTATGAGGATGTGCATGATGATAATATCGAGCGCGCCAAGGCAGCCATTGAATTTAGGGCCGGAATGCAATGGCCTGAAATGATCCGCCGTGATCGGGAAGATCCGAACCAGGACGGCGGCCCGCGCCCTTGCCCGGTACTTGATAAAACCAATCAATATGTTCGCCAGGTCATTAATGAGGAGCGCCAGAACCGCGCTGCTATCCGTATCCGGCCGGTTGATGATGATGCCGATCCGGAAACGGCTGAAATCTTTAATGGCATTATTCGCCATATTGAGGACAAATCCGAAGCGATTGAAGCCTATACCACCGCCGGAGAGCATGCCATTGATGGCGGTTTTGGTTATTGGCGGATTCTGGCCGATTATTCCGATCCCCTGTCATTCGATCAGGATATACGTATTAAGCGCATCCCTAACCGCTTTTCCGTGGCCTTGGGGCCGCATACCGAAGTGGATGGCTCCGATGCCGAGGAAGCCATGATATGGGAGGATATTGATAAAAAAGCCTTTAAATCCAAGTATCCCAATGCCAAAGAGGCCGGTATTGAAGCCGGAGAAAGCTGGACAACAAAAGACACGATCCGCATTGCCGAATATTTCTATATCGAGCATAAACCGACCAAAATCCATTTGATGGATGATGATTCTGTTCTGACTGACGAGAAATTCAAGGAACTTATTGGCCGTATAGAAGAACATAACCAGATGCTGATGAGCATGCCGCCGCCTGAGCCGGTCACGGTGCCTGATCCGGCAACGGGTCAGCCCATTATGATTCAGCCGCCGATGCCTGAGCCGGTGCAGCTACCTGAACCAAAAGACAGCCGGGAAACCGTGATCCGTCAAGTAAAATGGTGCAAGTTGACCGCCGCCGAGATTCTTGAAGAACGGGACTTAGTAGGGACTTATATCCCGATTGTGAAAGTCACAGGTAATGAGATTGTGATGCCTGATGGCAAATCCCGGTTGTCCGGCATGATTGAGGATATGATGGATTCTCAGCGCCTGCATAACTATGCCCATGCCGGCTTTATCGAGGATGTGGCTCTTGCTCCACGCGCGCCCTGGTTGGCTGAGGAACACCAGATTGAAGGTTATGAGCAGGAATATGCCGATGCAAACCGGCGCCCAATTTCTGTCCTGAAATACAAATCTGTATCCAGTGAAGATGGCCACATGATGCCGCCGCCGCAGCGCATCCCGAAAGCGGGACTGGATTCTGCCTGGCAGCAAATGCTAGCCAATACTGAGCATGGCGTTGCCGCTGCAGTCGGGATGATGGCGCCAAATGCCCAGGAAGGCATGCAGGGGCTGCAATTCAATTCAATGTCAGGCTTGGCATTAGGCCGCATGGAAAGCCGGGGAATGACGGTAAATTATCATTTCCCTGATAATCTGGCGCGCTCCATCCAACATACTGGCCGCATTTTGTTGGAATGGATACCAAAATACTATGATACGCAGCGCGTCGTGCGGATTATCGGGGAAGATGGTGAGGAGCAAAAGGTTAAGCTGAACCCTGAACAGCAAGCCGCTGTGGCGCCCGAGATGAACGAATTTGAGAAGGAAATCGGCAAAATCTATAACCTCAATGTGGGTACCTATGATGTTACGGTGTCAACCGGGCCGAGTTATGCCGCCAAACGGCAAGAGGCTGTGGATAACCAGCTTAAAATTGTCGAAGCCCGACCTGAAATGCTGCCGATTATCGGTGATATTCTATTCAGCAATATGGATGCCCCAGGCTCTGAAGAAATCTCTGAACGCCTGAAAGTCCTGTTACCGCCTGAAATCAAGCAAGCCGAACAGGCTGAAGATCAAGACATTGATCCGGCTGTGGCCGCCGCCATGCAACAGGTTGAAGAAATGGCGAAGGCACTGGAAGCCAAGGGACAAGAACTGGCGACCATGCAGCAGCTTTTGAATGATGAGGCCGCCAAAATCTCAGCAAATAAATCAGAAATCAATGCCGCGAAAAAGGATCTGGACGCTGATCAGAAAGTCTTTGCCGCCAATGTTAAACAGCAAATGTCCGAATTAAAGCTGATGGGCGAGAAATTGCGCCAGGACATGGAGGATGCCGTTGATCCGCTGGTTGAGCAACTGAAATGCCAGGATAAGACTAAGGCCGAAATGCCAGATATGACTACCGAGGAAGCCTTGCAGGAAAATCAGCAAGATCGAGTATTGCAAGATGCAATCCAGGCGCTGGCCGAATATCAGGCGAATGCTTCTCTGATGCTGCAGGAAAATCTGACTAAATCAGTTGAGGAACTGGCCGGCATGCTCTCCAAGCCGCGCATGACTGAAATTCAGTATGATGCCCAGGGCAACCCGATCGGGAGCATAAGCCGTGTCGGGTAATGTTTATGTAAGACCGGCCACTGAGTTTAACCGGGTCAAAGTCGCTACAAAAGAAGTCGGCAGCCAGGATCAGGCGGTTCATTATCCGCTTTACATCATGGCTGATGAAAATGGAAATCTGGTTTATGTTGATGCCTATAGCGCCGCTATAGGGATGATTGATCAAGAGCATTTGCAGATTCACCGTGGCGTCACTTATACCATTGCAAAACAGATAACAATTGATGATGCTGGTGGCGCTACGCCAGTCCATGAATTTCTGGCTATTGTCCCGGCTGGCGTTTCCCCGCATTTTCGGCACGTTATTGTTCAAACCGATGGCGGGCCATTTCTTGTAGAGTTTTTTGAAAGCCCAACGGCTTCCGCTAACGGAACCTTGCAGACGCCATATAATAATAACCGAAATTCGACCAATACCGCTGAAACTGCCGTATATGATAGCCCAACGATTACCGCTGATGGGACACTCCTGGAAGCCTTTTTAGCCCCCACTACAAAGGGGGCGCTTGGCCAGGACGGGGCAAATGAATGGATTTTAAAGGCTGGCACAACATATTTGTTACGCATTACCAATCAGACTAATGGCGCCGGAACGTCTGATTTTGTAATTAATATGAACTGGTATGAGGGATGATTGATCCGCGTGATACGCGCCCGCATGACTTCGATACCACGGTCATGGGGCCGGGGTTTTTCGTCTTTTTCAACTACGGGATTATCGAAAGTGGCGGTTATTTCGACTTCCCTGATAGCCCACCAAGAGCCGGCAAGAAGAAAAAGCGAAAGATTCAGCAGATTGTTGAGGATGTGGCCGAGCGTACCGAGGGCCGCAGCCTGGACGAAAAGGAGCTGGCCTTGCGCTTATTGCTTGAGGCTGAACAGATTGTTTATCGTGACCTGTATCTGAAATGGGTACAAAAAGAAACCAGGAAACGAAAGCAAAAACGCGCTGCAATCCTTTTATTGCTGTTTGACAACTAAGCAGATAGTATTAGAATTGTAGTAACCGGAAACGGATGGCACGCCGTGAGGCGCCCTGATTTTATAAGAGGTCTAAATGACTGATGAAGAAATGGCCACAGCCGCCGAAAGTGCTGATGCTCCCGCTAGTGAAGATCAAGAAACCGAAGCCGATGAACTAGAATCTGAAACCGAGGAACCCACCGATGATACGGATGCGGTAGGCGATGAAACCGCTGATGATGTTGAAGAACCTGATGAGGCTCTTACAGCAGCACAGAAAAAAGCCGCCCAACTGTCATACAAGCTGAGAGAACAAAAGCGGCAGAATGCTCGCATGATGCGTCTGTTAGAGCAGCAACAAGCCCAACAGGCCCAGGCAAGCGCGCCACAGCCGCCGAAACTGGAAGATTTTGACACCATTGACGAGTTTGTCGATGCCAAGGTCAAATTTGCTTTAACGCAAGGCCAGGCACCGCAAGCGCCACCCAAGGCCGCTGATAATTCTGCTGATATTGCCGAGTTTGAAGTTGCCAGGGAAGATATGATCGCCAACGGTATCGCTAAGCATCCCGATTTTGCGGATGTGGTATTGGCTGAAGATGTCGATATTTCATTAGCAATGGCTAATGCACTTATCGAAATTGACGATACCGATCTCCAGGTAGATACGGCCTACTACTTAGGGACTAACCCCAAAGAAGCTAGCCGTATTGCTAAGCTCTCTCCTGTACGGCAGATAGCCGAGATTGCCAAGCTTAGCGCCAAGATTGAAGCGAAGCGGCAAAAACCCGGCAAGCAGCCTTCCAAGGCGCCAAAACCGATCACGCCAGTAGGCGGCAAGAAAACCCCTACCAGCGAGATTTCAGAAAAGGATGATTTTGAAACTTTTATGAAAAAACGGAATAAGCAGCTTGGAAGGATTTAATTAAAAATCTTACTGTCGGGAGACAGCAAAAATGGCCAATAGCATTTTAACAATTGATATGATCACGAAAGAGTGCTTGCGCCTGGCGCATGAAAAAGCCTCTTTTCTGGGTACTATCAACCGCGAGTTTGATGCGTCTTATCGTGGTGATGGTAAAATCGGGGATACCCTGCGTATCCGTAAACCCGCACAATATACCCGCCGGCAAGGCTCTCGCGTCATGGATGTACAGGATGCCGGAGAACAGCAAGTTTCCCTGGTGACTGCTACACAGGACGGGGTAGATATGCGGTTCAATTCGCGTGAATTGGCGCTTGATTTGACCAATTTCTCGAAACAGCACCTTGAACCGGCAATGGCTGTACTGGTTTCCGGTATCGAATCCGATGTTTTGCAGGGTTGCACCAAGGCCGTTTCTCAGCTTGCCGGCACCGCTAGCACTGTACCGAGCGACCTGGCTGCTGTTGGGGCTGCCCGCGCCAAGATGAATCAGCAACTGGCCCCGAAAGACGGTCAACGCTTTGTTCAGATGGATTCTGTCACTATGGGCACGATGGTCAATGGCCTGAAAGGTTTGTTTCAAGATAGCAACCAGATCAAGGAACAATACCGCGAAGGCATGATTGGCCGTACCGCCATGGCGGATTTTTATGAAAATGAGCGTATCTGGACGATGGCAAACAGTTCAGACGTGACCGGCGTCACCCTGAATACCTACACCGTTGTTGATGGCGATTCTGATCTCAGCATTACTGGTGCCTCTGCAGCCCCGGCTGTGGGT